GACCATGGGATACCCTTGCGTCTTCGATTAGCTTCAGCGACCCAGCTCGGCCACTGTACGCTCGCGTTTCGATTGAGGGGAGCTTCAAAGCTATCGAGCCAGTTTTGCTCGCGCTCCTGAAGTACTTCTTTCGAGCATTGTTCCAAGACCACGAAGGTGAATGCGGCGGCCCCGTCGTTCAACCAGAGATCAAGCAGTGCGGGAGAATGATGGTGACCACCGACGAGGTCATTGGTATGATTTCGCCACCGCCGGAACACATCGCAGGAACTCCCGACATACGCCCGCCCGCTGGGCTGGTGGATGATGGCGTAGACGCCGACGATCGCCACCTTCCTGCGACGCGGCCGGCACTCCACGATTCCCTGCTCCGCGTCAAGGACGATCATCTCTGGCTGTGCGATGGCGGGCCTCCTCTCCGGCTGTCCTATTTGAACACAAGTCCTACGGCGCAACGACAGTTGCTCGCGACGATGCCCTCTGCGAGAATGAATCCATCGCGGGTCTGGAGATCATAGACAGGCCCGCGCCAGAATCCACGCTGCACCGAGATCAGGACGTCAGTCGCGATGCGTTTGGGTTCACTGGCGAGCAGATCACGCGCCATCATGAGGTTGGAGCCCGGATGGTCTGGCGGGAGATCCACACCACTTGCCACAATTTTCACCTCAAACCCTGCCCAGCGCGCGTCACCATGGAGCGCCTCCGGTCGAATCTGCTCGGTCCGGTGCCTGGTCTCCCCCATGGCATGCACGACCTGTTCGATCGTGGCTGGTCTGTCTTGGTCCTGTGGTGTCCAGCGAGACAGGGCGCCCCGAAAGCGGACGCGCTCGCTCAACACGTCATCGCCTTCATGAAGGCGACAAGCAGGAACCCAGCCGTGCGGCGTCAGTACGGGGTGATTCGGGGTAACGATCAGCCGGTATCCGCGTCGCGTTTCCAGCGTTACGACGGGTCCCGCGTAGAGGGCTTTTAGTCCAGCGACGGCCCGATGAGCCCCCACGAGTCGCGTGCTCGGAATGAAGCATTGCGGGTGCGCGGGCGGCCGCATGATCTCCCGCCCATCGCCCGTCAAGAACGGCTCGCCGAGCTTGACTTCTTGGGCGTCCATCGGTTCGCACACCGCGAGGTCAAGTCTGTCGTCTTGAGTGACCCCCCATCGCCGCCACGTCGTCTCAGGGTCCAGATCACCGGCCCCCTTCGCCGCGTTCCACAGCTCATCCTGTCCAGCGTGCGCTGCGTCCAGCGTCTCGGTCCTGGCAATCATCGTGGCGCGGTACCGCAGTTGTGCATCGGCATACTTGGCGACTCGCGCGTCGATCCTATCTGGACTGACGCCATCGGCCGTCAATCGAGCGCGGAACCGCTCCACCGCCGCCACCTGGTCACTGCGCAGGCCCACCACCCCCATGAGTCGTGAGGCCAGCCGGTCCGGTGCCACCCCGTCCCGGATGCCGGTCTCCACGAGCCGCTGGATCGCCTGTTTCGTGGAAAGCCCCACCTCGGTCACGAGCGCGGCGCCGTGATCCCGGACCCATGTGATGGATTCCGGGTTGACGAGGTCGAAGCCGTAGGTGATCGCGGGCTCAAGATTCGCCAGCTCGGCCCCCACCGCAAGGCCAACAGCAAACGTCTGCCCGATCACCGGGAGGAGCTGAGCCCGGAGCCCCTCGGACAGGACGCTGAGCCGGGCGGCCGCCTCCACCTGCGACATCTGCCCGGACCCGATCGCCTCGACGAGCTCGCCGATGTCAACGATGCCCACCGTCCCCCGGACCGCGGCCAGGAACGCTCGACGCGCCGCCGGTTCCATGCGGGCCGCGAGACGCGAGAGGATCGGGGATTCGGGCTCGACAGCACGCTGGAGCCGACGAGGGAAGCGATCGCGCTGGTGGGCATGTCCTGGCATCAGCCGGGACACTACCGACGCCCCAGGGGCGCGCCTCGCCGCCGCAGCCGCCGTAGGACCGCCGCCTCGTCGTGCTGGAGATGCGCCAGGTCCATCTCCACCGACCCGTCCCCAGGAGGGAGTGGCATCGCCCCGAAGTCCTCCATGGGCTGGAGGTTGAACGGCACGAGGAAGACCTGGCCCTGCCCGTCCGGCAGGGGTGCCCCACCGCCCCGGGCGCGCCACTCGTCGATAGTCCACGCGGCCGGGTTCGCCTGGAGCACTTCGAGCTGGAAGTCCGCGTCCTCATCCACGGGGCTCACATAATCCACGATCAGACGCTCATCGTACTCCGGCGCAAGCCGCTCCTGGAGCAGGGCACGGAACATCTCCAGCCGCGGCACCAACACCCACTTGGCGAAAATGTAGCTCGACCAGGCGACCGTGGCCCGCGAGGAGCCGGGGCCGACGATGCCCATGATCTCCGGCGGCACGCCCCAAATCTTCCGCACAAGGTCCGCGTTGAACTCGCGGAGTTGCACGAGTTGGAGCGAGCGGTTGTCGGTCTGCGTAAACTCGTAGATCCCGAGCTTCTTCCCTGCGAATCGAGGGCGGAAGGCGCGCCAGAACCCTTGATGCTGGTCGGCCCACTGCTGCTCCACACGGTCTCGTTCCGTCTGGCTCCAGGTCTCCTTGTCCTCTCCGGGGTAGACCACGAAGTCAGGGCGGGCCTGATTGAGGAACTGCTGACGGATATGGCGTGCGGCGTACTCATCCGTCTCCAGTTCATCGGCCAGCGCCCGGGCCAGTCCCGTCCCGCGCCCATACGGGTTTGCGGGATTGTGGTTCGGGAGCCACAGGATCTCCGTCTCCGGGATCGGCCCCTGCCAGCCCCGGAAGCCGACGCGGTAGTACGGGCCGGTCGGCGTTGGCGTGGACCGGACCCAGTCCGGGGGGAGCGGCCAGGCCGAGACGGGCACGCCGAGCCCGTTCCGTTCCTTGAGCCAGAACGCCTCACCCTCAAGATCCCAGTGGAGCGCCGTCACCTTTCGCACGCTGAGCCCGGTCATCAGCGGGTTGCCGCCGTCCAGCACGTCGAGGAGCGGGTGCTCGTCAAGCTTGACCATTTCGACATCGGGCGGGAGAGCCCGGATGAGCGACTGGCGCCGCGCGGCCCCGCGGGCGCGCTGGAGAGCCTTCATCCGGACGGCGCGACCCTCGCGAGCGGGATAGGAGACCGTCCACTCGACGGCCGCGAAGGCGCTGGCCACCTTGTCCGCCAGCGCGTGGAGCCACGGCATGTCCGCGTAGGCCGCGACCCGCTCCCTGGCTCCCGTGGTCGGCGCGTCACCGATCCCGGCCGGCCACATGCCGGAGAGCAGCCCGTGCGCCTGCTTGGCGCTGTCGTCGTTGAAAATCCCTACGGCGGCCTTCCAGGCGATGCTCAGGCGGGTGCCGAGATTGGACATGGCTTGAGTATAGCGAGGAAGCTGAGCAGGACATCGGGACAGCGGAAAGTTTACGCTTTAGATGATAGGCGAGCGATCAGTAGGTTCTCTTATCGATCCCTCATATCTCCCCGAAGCGACTACTCCGCCGACAACGGAATTGGTTCTTGATGCCTTCCCAGGTTGATTCCAGTAGTCGCCATTCCTCTTCACTGAGAAACTCCACCCCTGCATCGGGACAGTGGTCAAGGAACGGGCCCTCGACTGGGGCTGGCCCAATCGCACGACACATCTGACATCGGATGAGCGTGGCGTCGCTCCACGTGCGGGCGCTTCCCATTATCACCGATACCTCGGCCTGCTCCAAGCCTACACGGAGCACCATATCGACATACCCGAAGGGCTTGCTCATCATGCGAAAGAATTCTCGTTGACCCAACTCCCGCATGGAATCGCGAAGTGCTTGGAAGGCGATCCGGGCGATAACCCGTTCATCAGCCCTCAGCGGTAGAGGATGCCGCATAAGCCCTATCACTGGCATTCTGCCCATTGCCTCTGGCTCCACGTAATCGAGAGGCATATGTGCCCCAACGAGAAGCACGCAATGGTTGTCAGCACCATTGAGTTCCAATTCAACAGCGGCCAGTTCTCCACGGAGCTCAAAAAGTGAGACAGATGGCTTGATACTCACGACAAGAGACGGGCATCCTCCTCCCTTAATAAGAAAATCAGGCCGTTTCCGACTCAGGTCATGTGGCTCGTAGACAGCGCCATTCCAACAGAGATAGCGGAACAGACAATCCCACCGCGCCTCAAGCTCAGACCGGAAGCAGATACCACGATTCCACGTTCGCAGCGAGGTCGTCATTACTTCACTTCTTCATGGCGGGATTAGGCGGAGACAAACAGCGGGTCGGTCGGGTCGAGGAGGGAAGCAAGCGCGAGAAGGTCGGCGACTCGGCCGGGGTCAGTCAGCTCGCAACTTCGGTACGCGCGCACGAGGTCCTCGGCCGACATATCAAGTCTTCGGCGCGCCTCAGCGTCAAGCCGGGCGACAATCTCGTCGCGAGTCAATTCAAATGGTGCGCCTGCGCTCATTTATGGTCTGAAAACCGTCATCTCCCAGGCACTCAACCTCGTCCGCCCCCATCAACCGTCCCAAATGAGCCTTCCGCTCCTGGCGAGCTGCCGCCATTTCGTCGGCGCTCTTACGGGCATACTCTGCTTCCCAGAATCGATTCGTGGATGCCGCGAACGGCTTTATCTCTCCTGAGCCCAGCCCACGGAGAATCTTGCGGCCCACGGCACCGCAAGCGCACTTATAGATGCCAGCCCCCCGCTCAGGTTCCGCCGGTTGCCATGTGTGATCATGCGCCTCCATAGAGCCTCCCGAAATGGTCGGGGTGGGAGGACTTGAACCTCCGACCCCCGCGTCCCAGGCGCGGTGCGCTGCCGGGCTGCGCTACACCCCGAACCCAACGCAACTCCTCCGCCGAGCATTGGCTCACAGGAGCAACGCGCTTGCCGTGCTGATCGGCATCGAAGCCCATGGTCTTCTCCCACGTGATGATCCGAGCGTGGAATTTCTCCTCCAACTCTTTCACCGCTTTCTCCTCCCCTCTCCGCACCCGCACCAGCAGCGCCGCGAACGCCCGCGCCTCCTTCGACATCTTCGACGGCCCCGCGATATTCACCGCCAGCGAGCCCGTCCTCCGCTCCGCAAACTGCTTCCTCGTCTTCGCCCGCTTCAGGGCCGCGCTCACGTTCGCCGCCATCACCTCAGGCGCACACACGCCGTCTGGCATCCTGCGTGTCACGAAGGCGCATCCTCTTCTTCGTTGTCGGCGCGAACTGCGGCGGGGAACGCTTGCTCTGCCAGCGAGGACTTATACCACTCTGGTAGGCCAGCATTGAGCCCGCGGCGGATCTTCGGCCAAGCCCAGGTCCAGAGCGCCTCGCGGATCTCATCGGCGCATTCCCGCTCGACATCCTCCGGCACTTCGCGGATCAGCGGCCCGATGTCCCGCGGCGAGCCCTCGACCCCGCCTCGTTCGGCCAGATGCTGGAGCGCCTTCTGCCAGCGGGCCGGCGTGCGATAGCGGTCGATCATCTGCGCGATGATGTCGCCGGCCTTGGGATTGCCGAGTTTCCATTCCAGCGCGTGGACCTCCTTGAACTTCTCGCTCACGTACTTCCCCATCAGCGCCTTCTTGTCGAGGCCGAACCGCGCGTAGTTCTTGACAACAATCCCCTCGATCTTTTGCCCGCCAAGGATGGAAGTTGTCTCCAGGAATCTCGTGATCTCCTCCATCGAGCCCACCGACCCCCAATGGAGGAGAGGCACGACTTCAAGCCTGAGCCTCGCCCCCTCCTCGGCCAGCGCCACCGGAGCCAGATATTCCTCGTGCCCCGGATTCGCATCGAACAGGATCAGGTGCTTCTCGGGAACTCGGTCGTAGGCCAGCGCATTGTGTTTCGATACGCGGAGATACTCTGTCCTGTAAGTCCACCCATCGTGCAGATCCAGGCTCGCGGCGACCTCGACCGCACGCTGGAACATCTTCTCAGGCGCGTCCACGACAAGCTGCGCGCCCTTCGAGCGACAGCGCAATTCACCACCGAAGCGACCCATGCTGAACTGCGATCCGTCTATTTTTTCCTGCACCACAACGGGGTCAAGGAACAGTTCCGCCAGCGCCCGATGCCCCAGCGCAAAGATGGACGGATACGAATGCCAGGAGTCGCTCATGGCCTAAACACCGTCGTCTCCCGCACACACTCCGGGTCCTTCGTGCACCCCACCCGCTTGTGGCGGGAGCAACGGGGCATCGGGGCGGCAGCCGGGGCGACTCCGGCCCCAGCGGGAGGCGCGGGCGCCGGCCGCTGGTCGTCGTTCGGCGCCGGGCTCGTCTTCGCTGGCTTCGGCCTCTCACGCCTGCTCGCGTGCTTGCGGGCGCGAGGGCGAGCCCCCTTCGCTGCCTTCGCTGCCTTCGCTGGCACCATGCCCTGCCGCGCCACCGTTAGCAGCGTCACCCGTGCCCACGTGGAGACCGCGAGGAGCGCAGCCGAGGCCGCCCGCTCAAGGTCGGCCGCCTCAGCTTCCGTCAACCGAATCATCACGTGAGAGGAGCGCACGCGTTTATCCACTGAACCCCGGCTCATCCCACACATCAAAAATGATGCGCGGCATGTCTCGCTCTGTGGCGCAGATAAATGGGTCTCCACCCACGGCACGCTCCACTAAACCCATCTCGGTGACAAACAGCTTGAGGGTAGGAAAACTCGCAACCACCTGTTCGACGCGAGACAGCACCCGGAGCGGAATCGCAAGATGGTAGGGCCGGCACATCACATTACTGGGATTATACATATCGGTAGATCTGTATATGCCCACGTCATCCATTCGCCCAACATAGTACGGATCACGACCCCACCTCAAATCATTCATGATATCGACGGGCCGCAATGGGCGCCACCACCACGAGCCCCCCCGCCCATGGAGACGCTGCGATTCTGTGTCCAGATATTGCGAGACCGCAGCGTAGTCAAAGACAGGAATCCCGGATTGCGCTAGCCATAGGATGAATCGCGCGTGCAGGAGCGTGGCTGGCTCGAAGCCAACCGCCTGCGCCGTCCGCATGTAGGCACGCAGCTCATTATCATCCAGTGGGACGCTGGTCACCGCTGCCGGAACTGGGCGCTGGAGAGGAGTCTTGGGTTTCGATGATACCACCTGACGCCATTCCTGTAGACGGGCCAATCGACTTCCAAACATTGGCGTACCTCCTGTTGAGTACCTGCATCCGGCGATTAAACCTTCGCACCCAAAGCACATCGTAGACAACAAGAAGCGTAAACGACCCCGGTCTGAAGACCGGGGCTTTCCGGCTACGCCGTGAGGCGCGCCAGTTCTGGGGCTGGCTTACAAGTAGCCCGTAGCCCAATGTTCTGGGCAGCGTTGATGTCAGCATGCGAGGAGAAAGCGCAGTGGCGACAGACGAAGGTGGCCTGATGCTTCCGGTTGGCTGGCTCGCAGTGGCCGCACCGGGAGCACGTCCGACTGGTGTTGCGCGGGTCCACGACCGCGACCGGAATGCCGGCCAGGGCTGCCTTGTACTGGAGGAACGCACGCAACTGGCCGAACGCCCAGCCGGCCATGCGAGCTCGTTGTGGCCTGCGGAACCGAGTCCGTTCGCGGACGCCTTGGAGATTTTCCAGGGCCAGGCCGCGACCGGTGTCTTTGCAGGTCGTGACGAGCGTCTTGGCGATAACATGGTTCTGGTGGCGGCGGAATCGGGCCTCGCGACCGGCGAGGCGCTTCAGCTTCTTTCGGCCTCCTTTCGTGTTGACGCGCTGAAGTCGCTGACGCAGGCGGTGATGCCGTTGGCGGATCTTCTCGACGGGCGCGCCACTGTATTGCCGTCCGTCAGAGTCCACGGCGAGATTCGCTACGCCGAGATCAACACCGAGGAAGTCTGTGATCTCCACGGGCGGCCTGGGCGGCAAGTCGATGCTGGCATAGAGGAAGAATTTCCCTCGGCGGTAGACGAGATCACATTGGCCCTTGATGCGGTCGAAGCGCGCGCGCTGGTATTCGCCGAACACGAGTGGCACGAGCTGACGCCCCTCCAGAGTCAGCAGGCTCACGCAGGCCATGCCCTTGAACGACATCAGGCGCTGGTCATAGGTCATGGCGCCGTGCAGCTTGAAGATCGGGCAGCGCGTCTTGTCGCGCCGGAAGACCTCGACCGCCTTGCCGATGGCGCGCACGGCCATCTGGGCGGACAGGCCGAACCGTTCGCGCAAGTCGCGATAGCAGCGGTGGTGGATGGGCGGTTGGGAGTAGACCTTGGCCTCGAAACCGACCCGGGCGGCATGCGTGGCCGCCGCGTTGAAGTGCTCCATGGTGGTCAGGAGCAGGCAGCGCTGAGCAGCATCCGGGAGGAGACGCAGTTGCAAGGTCAGCTTCATGGTGGTAAGGATAGGACGGATTGTGTCCCTTGTCAACCCGCGGGATCGGCGCTTCCTCCCCGCCCTGAAGGGCGGGGTATCCGCGCCGGGACGGTTCTATGACAAGCACAAGGCGACTCATGACAACTCCTGCCACCGAGTTCTGGTCACCGTCCACCAGCATCGCTATCGGGTTGGCAAGGGGAGAGTGCTCGCTGGTCGGATTCCTCGCCCAAGCGGGGGCTCAGCTTCCCGGCCGACCGTGGCCTCGGCGGAAACACACGAATGCAACCCCACGATTCGCGGTGTCAAAGCCGCAGCGAGCAACCCAAGTCTACCTCACTTTGAGAATGCTGGGCCGGGGTAGCGGCGGGGCGGCCAACCCCCGAGTGTCCCCCACATCCGTCGCTCGCCTCACGGCGCACCCAGCATATCCAACCCATCCAGCGCGGCCAGAAACCGGCCCTAGCCGCCAGCCGACCCCGAGACTATGCCACCGGGCAGCCCCCCCCCAGAAGTCCGATCCTGGGGCCATCTCAGGCTGGACAGAAAGGAACGGGGCCTCCGGTGTCGAGGCGGAGGCCCCGTGTACAGCAGTAGAGAGTACCCGGCTCCCTAGTGGAATCGTATCCCGCCCTGGGGCACCTGTCAAGAGTGAACAGCCGTTCACTGAACCGCCATTCATTTTCTTCAAGACAGAGGACCCGGCTTTTTGTCCCCTGATGTTAGGGGCACCTTGAACCCAGAAGGGAGCGGCCGTGCATCCGATCTCATCAGGGCTTGGCGAGGAAGCCGGGTGGAAACCTGCCAAGATCAGCCCCTCTGCACCGCGCCCCCAAACTGGCTCTTTAAGGCGTCCCGACGTGCATGCCCTCGCGGGCGTCGAGGCTGACGACATCTCCCGTATAGCAGAGTCACTCTGCTCCGCGCGCCCGCCCCGATAAGTTGCCTGAGCGATGGGTTGCCAAGCCCTGCCTCCCGCCACCGGGCCACCACATCCCTGACGCTCCAGTCTCCCGCTCGACCTCCGTCTCCGGAATGGGCTCCGTCTCCACCACCGGCGTGCCATCCGCGGGGTCCAGGCCCGCATCCGCCATCGCCCGGAACCGCAAGGCCCCAGTCTCGGCGTCCGCCACCGGAGACCCGTCCGCCTCGAAGAGCCGCACGATGTCCCCGGTGCGGACCTCCGCGACAGCGATCTCTCGCCAGGACTGCGAGGGTGTCAGGACTTCCCAGCGGCGGGGGGGCATCAGACAGCTCTACAGGCCGAGGACCTTCGCCAGGGCGAGGCCATTGAGGTGGACCATGGCTGGCGAGGCGACGCGCTTCTGCGTCTGGTAACGGTCCCGGGCCTTCCCCTTGCCCTTGCGGCCCGCGTAGACGGTGGCGATCCGGTAGAGAGCTCCGTCCGGCCCGATCTCCTGCGTGACCGACTCGAATGACTTGCCGCTGTTCTTCAGGCTCATCGCGACTCTCCTCTCTCTGGTGTGACGTCTTGGATTCGCTCATGCTCAAGACACACAAAACCCTCGGGGTCAATGCCGTCAATCAGCCAGCCCGCGGAGAGGAATGCCCAGAGAGACGGGATGTTCTCTCGGCGCACTTCGGCGATCCATCGGCGGCACTGATAGGGGTTCGCGTCCATCGCCGAAAGAATGAGCTGTCGCGCAAATCCCCGGCCCCGCATGGAGGGAGCCACGGTGAGACTTAATTCAGTCGCGCATCCATCGGGACATTCTCCGTGATCGAGACGAACGGTTCCCACTCGTAGAGATCCCACCATCGCGATAGAGAGCGTGATGGCCGGATTACAGATGGCCATCGCGAGCCACGCGAGGTGATCAGGTTCTGTCACACGCCGATGCTGGCGCGATGCCGCCACCGTCGCGGGATCGTTGCGGAGGCGCAGGAGGAAGTCGGCGTCGTCCCTCGTGGCGGGGCGGAGGCAGAGCTCGAGGTTCATCGCCAAGCCCCTAACCAGAGCGCGAGATTCCACCAGACGACGAGCACGTCAGCAATCAGGAGAGCCGAGACGGTGAGCGCGTAAGCGGTCATGTGGCACCTCCTCCCTCCTCAACCATGCAGAAATACTCGTCTTGGCGCGACCGGCGCCGCCTGCCCGAGGACGCTGATACTCGGAGCACCGCTGGATAGGGCGAGCTTGTTGAAG